CGTTGGACAAACAATGTTATGGGTAGCTGGTCAAACAAGATCGGTGAGGATGCTAATGATGATGTGACAGTGTTAGATCATCGGGCAGACGGTCTGGGTCTTCGTTCTACATCAATGTTTGACCGTATGGAAGTAGATGGAAAAATGTATGAAGTCAGCATGGTTGGCTTCAAGGAGGTAGTATAATGGGAGACTATATTGCAGTACGTATGGTACAGGTGTTTATTATAGTTGTGTTTATTATGGGAATGATTAGTCTCGCGCAGGAGATGATGTAATGGGAATGGTAGAGTATAATGATAAAGTTTATGATAGACGTCATGGCGGGCCTTTCGATCGGGGAGGCGCTGATAGCTACTACGGCCGTCGCATTGACCCTCATTATTTCCTTGGGGGAACTGGGACTTCTCAGCGTATAGGTCGTGAAGGCATGACTGCTGATGAGATCGAAGCTTACTATGCAGGCTATGAAGAGAATGAAGAGAGTGGATACAAGAAAGAGTGGTAAATGATTACAATTGAATTTGATATGGACGAAACACTCATCACTATTATGGATAATACTGGTGAGTGTGAGGATGTTAGCGTATTAATTTACGATGACTATGTCCATATTCGTCAATACAATGAAAAGACAAACCGATTCGATGTAATCACTATGAAACCTGAAATGTATCTTAAGATCATGAAAGCGTGGAAACTGCCAGAGGGGACGTACGATTTAGTTATGAAGGAGGAATTATGAATAATTTAAATAAAGTAATCTTAACTGACTGCGATGGTGTTCTTATGAATTGGGAATACGCATTCAATGTATGGATTCAAAGTCACGGTTATAAAATGGTTGAAGGTGGTGAAAACTACTATGATATGGGTGACCGATATGGTTTAGACTCTCAGACAAAACGTCTACTTTGTAAAATGTTTAATGAGTCTGCATCTATTGGTTTCTTACCACCTTTGCGCGATGCAATGTATTATATTGACTTGATCCATCGTAAACTTGGATATACATTTCATATGATAACATCTCTATCGCTTGATCAATCAGCTCAAAAATTACGTATTCAAAATACAGAAAAGCTCTTTGGTACTACAGCATTTGAAAAGTTTATCTTCTGTGATACTGGAGCTGATAAAGATGAAGTCCTAGAACCTTATCGTGATTCTGGTCTTCTTTGGGTTGAAGATAAGATCGAGAATGCTGAGTTAGGTGATCGCTTAGGTCTACTATCAGTGTTAATGGAACATGGTCATAATATGGACTATTTTAATGATGATATCCGTATTTTTAAAAATTGGGAAGAAATTTATAATATTCTTTCAAATTAACTGTGTACATTCCTTTTCAAATAGTGTAGGATGCTTTTATGATTTACAAAAATGAAAAATGGGGAGACGACAAGTACTATCAAATCGTCAATCGCTTTAATGGCGGTTTTGTGTTGCGTGAATACAATAACGGTGCCAAGCGTACTGAGATTGATATGACACCACAAGATAAGAAAAACTTTGAACAACTCTTGAAGGAGAATGACTGGTATGAATTCGTTCGTAGCTGAATTGAAAAAACAACATAATGATTTCATGAAGAAGCAAACTAAACAGCGGAAGGCTCGTCGTACAGAGCTATCACCACTTCGTAATGAAGACTTTTATTATAAAGATGCACCTAAGTACGCTGAAAAATATTATGGTGAGGTGTATCGTGAAACAACGAGGTTTGATAATGACTGGGACTAACCAACTTGAAATGAAAATTCATGAGCTTAACGATAAGATCAGTAAGCTCAACCATGAAGTGGAAACACTGAAAAAAATTATGAATAATTTGTGTGAAAGGTTAATGGTACAAGGATGAGTGGCATGATTTATGATACGGAGGATTTACTAATGAATCGTGATGAAATGATTAATGAGTTGCGCAAACGTGACTGTCGTGTAATTTTTAAGAAGGCCAACGGTGAAGAACGAGATATGATTTGCACTCTTCGTGAGGAAGTAATTCCTTCATTTACTAATGATAACAATACTAATAAAGAATTGAATGGTTATTCTGATACAGCAATTCGTGTTATTGATGTAAACAAAGGAGAATGGCGATCATTTCGTGTAGACAGTGTAGTCTCTTTTAGCTAGTATAAATAGAATTACCAATAGAGGAGATACGTATGTTCATAGATCCCATTATAATTAGTTGGTTACTATTAGCTGGTGCATCCCTTGCAGCTTTTATGATAGGACTAAGTTATAACAATAATAAAAAAGAAGAAGTTATTGAAACTACACTATTATGGCTTATTGATAATAATATGATTAATGCTAAAAAGGTCAATGGTGAATGGGAAATTCTTGAACTAGACGAAAAATAACTGTGTACTTTTCTTTTAAACTGTGATAGAATACATTATGAAGGAGAAAAGTTATGGTAAAACCAATCAAGCGTAAGCGTAAAATGACCGAAGAGCAACGTGCTGCAGCAGCTGAAAGACTGGCTAAGGCACGTGCAGCACGAGGTCCATCAAAAAATCTGTCAATTCATGAATCTATTCGCGATTTGCCAGATGATCATGCACTTTCACCTAAAAAGGTAAAGTCGTGGATTAAAGAGCTACAGCTTAAATTACGTTCTATGAAGTCTATGAAGAATTCAAATGAGCGTAAAGAGCGCGGTGCTTATTACATCGAGGAAACATATCTTAATAATCTTCAAAATTATTTAAGTAGTGGAGTTTATAAAGACTCACGATTTGGTGCAGACCGCGAAAAACTAATTAGATATAGGAGTGTTGTACTAGCTTATGACAAAAATGGAATGGTTAAAAGAACCGTCGGCGTATTCTACCCAGACATTGGACAAGAATGGACACAAGAAATGGATAGTGAGTACTATGCAGGAAGAACAATTCCTAACAAAGGCAAAGTTCACAAAACTCGTCGAAAAAGTAGTTAAGGAGCATAGATCAAGTTACATGGACGCAATAATTCATATTTGCGAAGATGTAGATCTAGACTTACAAGACGTTAAAAAATACATAGCTCCTATTATCAAAGATAAACTAGAGGCCGAGGCGATGAGTTTAAACTTTTTGCCTCGTCAAAATACACTGCCTTTTGAATAAATAGTGGTGTACAAAAATACATAAACAGAATATAATGCATACAGTGGACAATTAGAACACATTAATATACGGAGAACATAAATGAGTTTTGCAGCACTAAAACGTAATCGTACAGACCTACAATCATTGGTACAACAAGCACAAGCAGGTACTGGTGAAAATACACAACGTCAATCAGAAGATCCACGGTTTTGGGTACCGACACGTGATAAAGCAGGCAATGGTTACGCTGTAATTCGTTTCCTACCAGGAGACGCAGAAGCACCAACACCTTGGGTTCGGTATTGGGATCACTTCTTTAAAGGACCAACAGGTCAATGGTATGTAGAGAAATCATTGACATCTATTGGTCAACAGGATCCATTAGCAGAGTCAAATAGTCGTCTTTGGAATGAAGATGGTAGCGATGAGGCAAAGCGTACAGTGCGTGAACGGAAGCGTAATCTACGTTATGTAGCTAATGTGCTTATCATCTCTGATCCATCGAATCCTGAGAACGAGGGTCAGGTAAAACTATATCGCTTTGGTAAAAAGATCTTTGACAAGATTATGGACTCAATGCAACCACAGTTTCCTGACGAAGCACCAGTCAATCCATTTGACATGTGGCAAGGCGCAGACTTTACGCTAAAGATTCGTAAGGTTGAAGGTTATCCTAACTATGATGCGTCATCATTTAAAGGATCATCAGAGCTATTTCCTGGTGATGATGAAGCCAAAGAGAAGGTGTATAATCAGCAGCATGATATGACTGAATGGACAGATCCTAAAAACTATAAAACGTATGATGAGTTAAAAGCTCGTCTTGCAGTAGTTCTAGGTGAGTCAGGTTCAGCAACAGCTCGTAAAGTGGTAGAGGAATTGGATGATGAGATTCCTGACTTTCCATCATCTCCAGCACCAACTGCGACTGCAGCTCCTGCACCTACTATGACAACAGCCGAATCGTCTATGGATGATGAGGATGATACAATGAGTTATTTCGCTAAGCTTGCAGCGGAAGACTAAAAATCCACCTAAGAGTCTGCAGCTCTTGGAATGGTGTGTGACCATCAGCACGTAATGATGCACGGTCTTCCGGTGTACAGGAAGATAGAAAGGGAGGCACCTAGGAAGGCCTCCCTTTTGATTTAATATTTACGAACGTTAAATGTTCCATTAGCATACATCGCTGTACCACCAACAAGTCGTTTTTCTAAGTGGTAATAATCTATAGAAGAACCTAAGTCAGTACTTGTGTTTCCGCCACCTTTGCTACCGCTAACAACGTTAGTACTATTATCGACTGTACCAATATTAATATTTTGTTGTTGAATACTATTTAAATAATTTTCACCTAATATTTCTTTTAATTGATTACCAGTATAGGAACCACTGCCGCCTATATCATATCCGGGACTAGGATAATATGATTCAGGCTGAAACTTCTTAATTCTTGATTCTTCTCTAGATTTTCCATATTGCTCATAAGCACTAATCATTTTTGAATCAATGGCTGCTTTAGCTAAATTTTCTCCGCTCTTAGCTGCTAAACTAAATGATTCTTCACTAGTAGATCCCGGTATTAAATCAATTTTTCTTAGTTTATCAAAGACTTCAGGAGCAGACGGTATTTTAATTAAACCTTCTCTTGGAATACCTAAATATTCTTCAGCAAAATCTTTTTGAGCTTCAGCTACTTCAGTTAAATAATCTACAGCTCCTGATTTAGCAATTAAATAAGCCACACCAGCTCCTACAGCAGTTCTTTTTAAACCCGACATAGGATTAAAACCACCTGTTACTACAGGTAATTTTGGAGGAGTGGTCATATTAGCAGGTGGTGCTTTTAATCCGCTACCTAAATTAGTAGTAACAGATGGTTTTGGTAGGTTAGCTATTGCAGCTCTTCTAGCACTTGCTGCAGCTGCTTTGGCTGCCCCGCCTGCTTTACCTCTAGTGCCTGTATTAGTTGTTCCTGCCCCGCTAACATTTAGATTTCCCATTAAGTTAGACAGTGTAGCAAAACCTGCAGCTCCAAGTGCTATAGCAATGCCTTTAGCTCCTAATCTTAAAAATCCCCGGGCTGCATATCTAGCTATTTCAATTCCTACTAATCCAATAGCAGCACCCATAATATCTCTTGTAAGTGGATCGCTTAGATCTATTTTTATATCTTCTCCACCTACTCCTAATCCTGATAAAGGATTGCTCATTACAAACTGCCCAGATTCATCAGTAGCAAATCTTTCTTGTAATGCATCTCCAATTAAATCACTAGCAGCAACACCTAATCCAATACCTAAAGACTTTCTCCATCCTAAACCTAAAAATTTAGCACCTATCCCAGCATTAATGCCAGTCTGAACATCATTTTTTATTTTAGTTTTTTCTTCTTCAGTAAGCGCATCATCAAAGGTAAATCCATCAAAAACATATTCTATTGCATCATCGACAAAAGTATTTAAAGCTAAAGCAGCAGCTCCAAATCTTAAGCTTCTTCCTGCACCCATAGCTAGAGCTGGTATTAGTCCACCAGCTGCACCAAAAGCTGAGCTTAATAGATTATCTAAACCATCAGTAAAGCTATTACCTAATAGACCCCTTTTAAAACTTGGAGTTCTTGAATCTGTAATGGTTGATTTTCTTTTTGCTTCTAATTCAGCTTCTCTTCTGTCACCAGCACTTCTTTCTTCTTTTTTTCTTGCCATAATATCTTCGGTTAGCATCGCTTTGATACCTTCCTTGACATCATCAAGTGTTCTATTTTGTTCTTGAAGTTCTAATACAACTTCATTTAAAGTAGTGCTGGCCATAGTGTTACCTTTGCATCTGCTGTTTTTGCATCTCTTCTTTTTGCTCTTTTAACTGTTGCAACAACATTTCAATATAAATCTCCCTTTCCCACGGTATCATATATTCTATATCTTGAAGAGAATACTTATGATTTTGCATTAACTGATAATTAGTCTGATAATAGTTTACCAGTGTTTCATGAGAAAGGTTTATTAAAAAAAATCTTGTAGTCCTTGTAATGTTAAAGTGTTTTCATGGTTGCAAGACACGCAGTTGAAATCAACTTTGTGTTCAAGCTTAGGTAGATTGTTTACAAAATTCATAATCTTTTCTAGTTGACCTGTGGTTAATCCTTCTAAGAATTTTTCTACTTCTTCTTTAGGTTCATCTTCAAATTTTATAATATCATCTTCAGTTCTTAATTCATCTAGACACATCATAATCATTTCAAAGATTGCATTCGTAAGTGTATCTTCGTCTGTCGATTCAGTTTGTAACAATAATCCAGAATATTGTGGATATTTCATTTTAAGAGTATAAACATCAGTCAATTCAACAAGTTTATTATCTTCATTGAGTTTAATCTCAATTTGATTCAAATCAATTTCAGTTTCAGTATACTCATCGCATTCTGAACATTTTAAATTTACTTGACTTTTTTCTCCAGCACTTTTAGATCTTAGCTGCGTAAAAATATACTCAACATCAAATGTTGCCAAAGATTCGATTTTAATCGGATCTATAATACATGATTTAATTGTATCAGTAACAGCTCTTAAAATTTGTTTTTCATCTTGAGATTCAAGAGCCATTAATAAAACTTTTTGTTCCTTTACTAAGAATGGTCTGTAAGATACTGTTTTTCCGGTTGATGGTATAACAAGTTCATACTTAGGTACATCATTTAATTGTGGTAGTGCCATTTCAAATCCTTATAATATATTATTAATAAATCCTACGAGTGTATTACGAATAGAGCTATTGAAAGCATCTTTAATATTGCTTGGTGATAGTACAAAAGGAGTTTCCCAATTTGTATACGATAATTGAACATTCAATTCTACAACACCGTCAAGATCGTTATTTAATTGAATAGCATTCATAGATGTAGGATATGCGTCGATTAATTTACAGCGATAAACGACTAAATCATTTATCTGATCACTAAAATCAAAAAATTGATTTACGATATCAATATCACTTAATCTTGGTAGTAATGAATTATTAAAATCATCACCAAATCTTTTTGGTAGTTTAGTTACTTTTTGAAACTGTTCAATCTCTACATTTCTTGCAAAATCACTTTGATAACCAATTTCTCTTGTTTGTTGATTAACCGCTAGATTTTGCCATGTTTCAAAATATTCTTTGATTCCATAATTATTCATTACATGGAATGTAACTGATATGTCCCCTACAGAATAACCATATGGAATTTTTTCAGTTTCAATACCGATCTGACGTGGATTGGTCATGATCTGTCTGCCAGGCAACTGAACGTCTTTACATAAAATATTTACTTCTTCTGCAGTTGCACCAGGCAATGATGGAAATTTAATTCTAAATAGATTCGGTCTAGCTATACCACCTTTGGCAGATACTAAACTTTTAAACTGGTCTATTGTTTGTACCATTAAATCATTTTCCTTGAATCAGCATAAACCTTAGATGCTCCAGCTTTTTGCCAATCAGCTGTTGGTAAAAATGTAGCAATTTCCCATTCTGGCGCTGGAACAGTTGCAAACCTGCTTCTTACATTACTGTTAAGATAATGCTTAACACATGGTTTAAAGTATTTAAATTTACTAGATCTCTTTAATAGTCTATATGTTATATCAAATTTAGTATCGTCATCGTATTTAGTATCATTAGTAATATCTAGTATAGCATCTAAAAATTTAGCTCTAAGCGCTGGCGGGAGATAGTGAAGGTTTAGTCCTAAAAATCCACCAGGGGCTGGCTTTACTACAATAGCAAGAGGAAAGCTATCATAGTATGGTAATTTATCTTTTGTCTTTGGATCGTAGAAAAACATCTGCATTGAACCTATCAATCTACGATTTGATAATTGAATAGGCTCTTCTCTCATCAGCGCATTACGGTTAACTCTCCGCAGGCTACTAGCTTTGCGGCGGAACCAATCCCTTGATTCTTTACTTCGTGGTGTAATACCAGCTCTGAATGCTTGTAATTCTAGTTCTTTAAATAAATTAGACATGCTACTATTTATCTACTTTTTTTAATTTTTAGTGGTTTGAGAGGTTTTAACTTCTTCATGGGTTTGGGTAATATACCCAATGATTCTAAATGCATTTCAGTCCATACTTGAAATTCCCATCCACGATCTCTAGCATAATCATGAGCAGCTTTCCATTTATTTTGGTTTTTTACATAAGTCATGCCTTCGCTAATATAGCGTTTAGTCTTTCTACCATTGTATTTTGGTGGTTTTGTCTCTTTGTCAGGCTTTATTTCAACTAATATTGTTCTACCATCTTCATATGTAATCTTTAGATCCATATAATACCTATGGTATTTTTTATCTACTTCATATAAGTATGGTATGACAACTTCCTCACTGCACCATTTTTTAATAAAAGATGAGTTATCGCACCACTTAAACGCGTTTCTTTCCCATAAAGATCTATAAATCACATTATCCGGGTCACCAGAATACTTGCTTCTATTTTTTACTTTGTACCTACCAGAATATGCCATGACAACTATATAAATACCTTTAACTTTTCTTTATTTATTAGGAAGCTTTATGACAGATTATAGAGAAATCGTAGATACGTATCAAGACAATATGACAAGAGAAACAGTATTAGCTGATAAATCTGGTCGTACTTTGTTACGCTATCCTCTTAATAAAGATGATGTGTATGGTGGCACTATTACATTTAGAGCTCGCAAAGTGAATTATGGCGATCTAACAGATTCTTATAAAAAGCTAATATTAGAAGATGAAAATTTTAAAAAAATAACTAATATTGATGCAGGTTCAAATACTAATAATAGTAACTCTGCATTTAATCAAAGCGCTAGCGATCAAGCTAATAGAAGAGCAATAGAACTTCAGAAATACATTGATCAATCAAGTCCCAATGGCACTCGGAAATGTACTTTATATCTACCAAATGCTATTCAGTTTAGGGACGGTGCAACATATGATGGTGATTTTGAGTTAGGAACATTAGGAGCTAGTATTCGTGCTGGAGCAATGTCTAATAACACTGCGACAGAAATGGCTGCTGCTGTAGGTCAATCTATAATTGATACAGGAAGAACAATAGCAAACGCGGCTATGGGTAGAAATGTAAATGGTGATGACTTACAAATTGCTTTACAAAGAGTCACCCCAGGTAGAGTTGCAGGGGCTTTATCTAGTGTGTCAGGTATTACTTTAAATCCCAATAAAAGAGCATTATTTAAGGGCGTAGAGGTTAGAAACTTTACATTTACATTTGCTATGATTCCATCATCTCCTAATGAAGCTATAGCAATTGAAAACATTGTTAAGTTTTTTAGAGAAGAAATGTATCCAGAAACTATTAATCAATTAGGTGTTGATACTGCATTTAAATTTCCTTCTATATTTGATATTGTATTAAGATATAGAAAATCAGATGGTAATTATGTAAAAGTTGCCACTAAAATTTTGCCATCATTTTTACGAAGTGTAGATGTTACTTACAATCAAAACGGTATGTCATTCCATAGAGA